TCATGGTGAATGGTCAATGGCTCTCGGAAGCAGGCATCATCCTGAAACCGGGTCAGCGCGTTTATCTTGAAAGATTTATTGATGTAGCAAAGAAGCTTGTCTTTGAAACTTATGAGGTTGAGGATTCGGCTGAGGCAAAGGCTGCAATCGCAAATAACGGCAATATCAAAGTGTTCTTTTATGCCGAGCTCTCCCCAGTCTGGAACAGCAGTTCAGGCACGGCAAACTGGCAGTATTATCCAAACACAATCAGCTGCTCATCAGGTCCAGCTACTTTTACAAGCTCAATTGGAGCTAGCGTAAACTATTGCAATTCAAGTGCAGCAAGGTCTTTTGAAACTGGCCGTGTTGAGCAGGGTTCCAATTCAAAGCAGGCATTCTCAAACGGATATGGAAACTTTAGCGATTGGGCGAGTATCACGGCAGAGTGGCAAATCTTGCCTGAGAGTAAAAAACCGGTAGAGATGGGAGAAATTCGCTCTTACTGCACAGGCTGTGGAACTCGTTACAAAAAATCAAGCTGGAAGTTCTGCCCTAATTGCGGAACCCCAGTCGTAGAATAACAATTAGCCTAGAGCGAGGCTCGATTTGTTCCTCTACCCCAGATAAATAAACTCAAATTATTTCACTAAAATGGAGACTAATACCAATATAATCTTAAGCTTTCAAGATTTCGTGAAGCAGAATGCACAAGGTGGCCCAGAAATGCCAGCAACTGAAATTGAGCCAATGCACAACGAACTTCCTACTTCAATAGAAGAGCCAACCATGACTGAACCGTTCGGAGACGATATGCCGGTTCCAGCACAGGAGCCAATTAGCGATGATCCTGATGCTGATTCAGCAGTTCACATGACAGACGATGAAAATGGAGAAGCTGATGCCCCTGCCGTTGACGCAAACGTCATGATGGATGACGCGCCTAAAAAAGACTAATTTTCCTAAATGAGCAGCGGAAGACGCAGAGAAGTCAATCATGATATTGACTCTATGATGAATGATATTTTAGATGCCCTTGATGTGATCAAGGACAAGATGCCAAATGGCGAGATCAAGTCAATACAAGATAAGATTGAGAATATTGAGTCGGCTCAAGAGGATATGCATGAAGACTTACGACTCATCAAAAAGCAACTATTGGATCCAGAAGACGGAATTGTTGTTCGGGTAAATAAGAACACCGAATTTCGTAAAAGAAAAGAAGACTCTGAGAAATCTTTTCAAAGTATCATTGATGAACATAAGGAATTAATGTCATGGAAGAGCACGGTTACCAAAATTCTGTGGATTCTATTCACAGCTGTTGCCGGCATACTCGTTAGCATATTTTTTAAATCTGTGGAAAACTAATTTTTAAGATCACTATTTTTAACTAAGTCCCAATTGGGACTTTTTTGTTTTTATTGAGTATAATAATCTAAAATTAGTAATATCATGTCAGACATAAGAGTCAAAGTTGATGTCACCGAATTGGTAGACGATCTGAACTTAAACGAAAAGCGAAAACTTGTTGAATACTTAAAAGAGGAAATGGAAGAGGCATTTGATACGCCAATTCCGGATGGAGAGTACCGCCCGGTGGATCTGGAAGCGGACACATACGTTAATATGGATGACATCATTTGGGAAATGAGCGAATGGGATAAGGAGAGAATGTACGATGATCTAAAGGAGGAGTTTGAGGATGATGATTTACCAAAAACTCTTGAGGAGTTTTTCTCGTGCGGAACCCATTCTGAACAGGAATTTGGTGCAGTGCTATACAAGCTTTGGGAAGATCGCTGGTCTTTAACTAACGAACAAAAAGCCAGAATTGAGGCAATAACAAAAGAATCATTCTTATGAGAAAATACACCCTATTAGTCTTGGTACTAGGCATGCTTGCAAGTTGTGCAGGTCCATCTTCGGTAAAGGTTGAAAGGCATGTGATCGTTGAAATCTTTAAAAAGAAGCCGATCAGCGTTCACGATGAAATTTCACCAAGGTACTATGCTGTGCTGGAGAATGGTGATACTGTACCAGTACATGAAAGAACTCGAATTAATGACACTGTAACCTATAAATACTATCAATATGTGGAAAAGCGATAAGGAACTCTATAATGAATGCATCAAGGCTAGAGCACTAGACTATATTGCGAATCACGAAGGTAAACCGGTAATAGAGTACCTTGAGTTCAATGCAGGTCCTGTGTTACAGACATGGATGTTTAAAATGGGTATACGGAAAGTAACCGAAGATCTTGAACTTGAAATAATTGAAGAAAAATCATGAAAAAGTTAATATTAATAAGCTTGTGCCTGATTACGATCACGGCGCGCGCACAGACAAAGGTTGCTGAGATCAGCACACCAGGAAGATGGCTAGTTTATGAAACCGGCAAAGTATTTCAAATAGATTCGCTTGACAATGCGGTGACTCTGTTGACCAAAGCTGGAGAAGAAAATTGTTCTGCTTGGATCGTTCAAGTGGACAATGGAATGCTCTGCTCAGTATGGGTAACCTCTAATGGAGTTCAATTTAGACAGTCAATCGTCGAGTACAGCGAGACCATATTAGATAATCGTAAAAAAACTAGACTACATGGCAGCAACAAGTAATCATATTGGCGACGTTGGGCTCTGGCTAGAAAAGGTAATTGACTCGTGCGAGACTCCGCAGCAGGAGACCATTGCTCGAAAATTAGTAAGTCTATTTAGAGATCGCCTACTTAGAGAAGACTCAGAATTTTATGGATACTACGATAGAACGTTAAGAGGTCGACTAGACGACAAATTTTATGCAAGACTTCAAAAAACCCAATCAGATGCCAACGCTAATTAAAATACACGAAGACGGCCGCGAAGAGTTCAAGGAACAGGGCCAGAGGATCGAAGCTATCGCATGGAACAAAGACCGCACTTTTAAAGAGATCGTTGATTCTAAACCAGTAGTAGGCTGTTCATTACTCGTAGGTTCAGTCACCGCCAGAAGTTACTCAAGTCAAGACTATTGGTTAACTACCAAAGTGACTGAAATAGTTGAAGAAAAGAAGGGCGATGACGGCTATTACGAATTAATTAGATTTAAAACAGAAAATTCAGTATATGAACTCAGAAGATAAAAGCCTAATGGAGATTACTCATGGAATCGCGGCAGTAAAGAGAATCGAAGATTCACAAGCAATTGATGTGCTACACTTTTGCGGGTACTTCGAGAAACCAAGCGCATCAGATTACGATTCCCTATTAAAGGAATTGACCGAGAATCCTGAGTTTGGACTCATTGATCAAAAATTCGAATTGATTGAGGCTCCTCATGACCTAATAGAACAAATCAAGAAAGACCATGAAAGTAATATTCCTAGACCATGATGGTGTAATCTGCCTAGCCACCGAATGGGGCAGTCGATATAAAAAACAGAAGGCTCACTTCACCGACTCTAATCCCAGACAGTGCCTTGCTCAAAACGGGCCGGTTGATGTTAGATTCGATAACTTCAACCAAAGCGCAGTAGCGGTTCTTAATTCAATTATTGAGCAAACTAATGCTGAAATAGTCGTAAGTTCGGATTGGACTCGATGGGCAACTGTTGAGGAGATGGGAGAGTATTATGAAGCAAAAGGTATTATAAAGAAACCGATAGCATTCACACCTGACCTTAACGAGTGTACATGGTACAGCGAGAAAGTATTTGTATGGTCACCAAAATGGGATCTAGAACAAACTCGAGCTGTTGAGATTAGGCAATACCTAATCGATCATCCTGAAGTTACACATTGGGTAGCAATAGATGACCTTAATATGGGAGCGCCTTACACTGATGAAACTTGGGGTGAAACTGATCGAGAATGGGGACTCACGAATTTTGTGTTGACACCAAGATCTCGAGAAGGAATTAAACAAAGTGGAGTCAAGGATAAAATTTTGAAATTTTTACAATAAACATAGTATAATAACTAAAAGAAACATGGAAACTCAAGGAATAATTGAAAAAATCGCAAGGGAAGCAGCTGAAGAAACGGTTCAAGCGCTAGCTCTAGCCCAACAAATGGGAATGGTCTCTTCTCAGGAAGAACTAACTGTATTAATAGCGTCAGGAATAGAAACTGCTCTAGAAGAGTACGTAATTCAAATCGAAAATCAATCAAAGATAATTATAAATGAAACTGGAAGTATTCGAAAAGATAATAACTCTAATTAAGGAACAGAGCGAACTTAGCTTTAAGCTTGCGAATCTGGGAGTTGACCTAATTAACTACGAGGATTCATACTCTACCGCAATAACTCTGTTGTTTAGCGCGTATTACGGAAGAGAAGGAGAGGATTGGATAAGCTGGTACCTTTACGAAAGAGAAAGTTTTAATGGTGAAATTTTGCAAGCTTGGGACACGGACGGTACTGAGATTTGCTATGATATTCCAAGCCTATGGAAATGCGTTGAAGAGCTTAGATGCGCAGATGATTTTGTTGAGTACGAATTACCTGAGAAAAAACCAATTGATGAAAACTTCATAATTAATTTAATTGGCGGGTTTTTTAACGAAGAAGGTCAAAAATAACTTATCAATATAAAAATGGAATTTAAAAAAGGATTTTCAGAGAGTATTGGGAATATTATCCATAGATTTAAAAGGCTTTGTCAACAAGTTAGCATCAAGGTGTATAGGCTATTAAATCCAACCAATCCAGTTGAGACGATTTCAGGAGAAGAGGAAACTGACGCCGCGTTTATTTTCAGAAAGATGATTAAGTGCCAGGAAAGCGACCTGTTAGTAAGCCCAATCTCACAGAAACAATACGTTAAAAACGATAAGAAGAATATCTTATTAATTTTAGACAATTACGAACTGACTGTAATCAATCACACAGTTAGCTACAACATCAGAATCTCTCAAAGAACCAACAAATCATTAAACGATGCGCTTGATGTTGAACTTGAAAAGCGCAGACTTGAAATGGAATTAAGTTTCAAAGAAAACGTTAAGCACTCTTTAAAAACAATATTAGTAAAAATCGATGAATAAATTTACACGACTAACTATCTTAGGGTCAGTGATACTGATCGGCCTTGTAGCACTAAGCGGCTCAATGATTTATTTTGGAATACGGGAAGTTACGACGCTTGATGTATTATCAAAACGAACAAGGGATAATTATTTAGAAAAAACCAAAGTCTCAACCAATTCAACAGACACAATTAGAGTCGAGAAAATCATTGAGAAGCAGGTCCATGACACGATTAGAGTTGAAGTAGCCTGTTCAAAAAAGCATTTCGACCACTCACAAATCAGTACTAACATATCAACGTTTAATAGATTAGATTCATCAAAAAAAGACACACAATTTCATGGAAATTAAATTCGGAGACTCTTTTGCGGAGAGTATAAAGAAGCTAGTAAGACACAATACTTGGTGGTACAAAACGTACGATACCATTAGATACGACATTCCTAGATTTATCAAGAACGTCTGGATATTTAGGAAATCTTTATGGAATACCTATTGGTGGGATCATCATGGTCCACTAATGCATCTACAAATTGCACTTGATCGAATGGCAGACTGTATTGAAACACATGGCAATGAAGTTGACGAAAGTAGACAAAAGAAGGTTGCTAAAATACGTAGAGCTGCACAGCTTATCAAGAACTACAATGAAGATCTCTATACTGAAATGGCAGAGGCTGAACTTGGAGAGTTAGTGTTACACGGTATTGAATTTGTGCCGGCGGCTGATCATCCAGACTGTTATCAATTGGTGGATCTTGACACTCCCGAAGAAAAGGAGCACAACCGTAAGGTTTTCGACAGATCTCGTGAGATTGGAGAGGCTGAATGGGCTGAGCTTTGGGAAATATTGAAAGGCCAAGATTACAAAAAATTCGAAAATAGCTCAGAAGCTAGTTGGGATAGCCATTTCGATGGTAGCGGAATTCGCGGCTGGTGGGATTAAAATTTAGTATAATAAAGGTATATGGCAAAACAAGCGAATAAATCAGGAAAGACTCCAATGTTGGATTCATACGGTAAAGACTTAACGCAATTAGCGGTTGAGGACAAGTTGGATCCAGTAGTTGGTAGAGAAAAAGAAATTAAGCGGTGCAGTCAAATTCTAGCTCGCAGAAAAAAGAACAATCCAATCTTAATCGGCGAACCTGGAGTTGGTAAGACTGCGATCGTTGAAGGCCTTGCAAAGATGATAGTGGACAGGACTTGCCCACGAGTTCTTTTTGATAAAAAGATCATTTCGCTTGAACTTGCGAATCTTGTGGCAGGTACAAAATATCGAGGTCAATTCGAAGAGAGAATGGAGCAGATAATTGATGAGGTTCAACAGAATCCAAACGTTATTATATTCATTGATGAGATTCATACCTTGATAGGCGCTGGTTCCGCAAGCGGTTCTTTAGATGCAGCTAATATCTTAAAACCAGCGCTTGCTCGCGGCCAAATTCAGTGTTTGGGAGCAACGACTCTTGATGAGTTTAGAGGTTCAATTGAAAAAGATGGTGCTCTGAATCGTCGTTTTCAGCAAGTGATGGTAGAACCATCAACCTTGGAGCAATCACGCCAAATCATCGAGAATATCCGATCTACGTATGAAGATCATCACTCAGTTAAGTACACTGATGCTGCACTTGATGCATGTGTTAACTATAGTGATCGTTATTTACAGGACAGGTTTCTACCTGATAAAGCTATCGATTTAATGGATGAAGCTGGATCAAGCGTTCACATTAATGGAGTAGTCGTACCTGATTCAATTAAGAAACTTGAAGAAAAATTAGTTGAGGCTACTGCCAAAAAACAAAAGGCAGTCGATTCACAACAGTACGAAGCAGCTGCTAGATTAAGAGACGAGGCCCTTTCCGTACAGAAAGAAATAGACGAAGATAAGATCAAATGGGAAGAGTCGTTAAAGGTTAATCGATTGACTGTTACTGAAGACGATATCGCACAAGTGATCTCAACTATGACCGGCATTCCAATCACTAGATTAACTGGGTCGGAATTGGAAAGACTTGCAACCATGGCAAAATGGTTAGAAGCAAGAGTCATTGGACAACCGGAAGCTGTGCTTAAATTAACTAAAGCAATCCAGCGCTCTAGAGCAGGCTTAAAATCCAAAAAGAGACCGGTTGGGACTTTCATGTTCTTAGGCCCAACTGGAGTAGGTAAAACTGAATTGGCAAAGCAACTTTCCAAGTTCATGTTCGATTCAGAGGATGCAATGATCAGAATTGACATGTCAGAGTATGGAGAAAAGTTCAATGCTACTAAATTATTGGGAGCTCCTCCAGGATACGTTGGTTACGAAGAGGGCGGTCAATTGACCGAGCGAGTAAAACGTAAGCCTTACTCAGTTGTTCTATTAGATGAAGTTGAAAAAGCGCATCCTGATATTTTCCACACTCTATTACAAGTATTGGACGAAGGTCACATGACTGATGGACTTGGGCGTAAGATTGATTTCAAGAATACAGTGATCATTATGACTTCCAATCTAGGAGTTAGAGAATTACAGGAGTTTGGAAATGGAATTGGATTCTCAAATGGCAGTAACTATGAAAAGCAAAAAGAGCTTGCTGCTGGAGTTTTAAGAAAAGCGGTTAGTAAACAGTTCGCGCCAGAATTCATAAATCGTTTGGACGATATTATTATATTTGAATCTCTTAAAAAGGACGATATCGCTAAAATCGTTGAGACTGAATTAGTTGATCTTTACGAAAGAGTAAAAGAAAACGGCTACTCGGTTGAATTAACTAAACCGGCAAAAGAGTTCTTGATTGAAAAAGGCTACGACGAAAAATTCGGAGCTCGACCTCTAAAAAGAGCAATCCAAACGCATGTTGAGGATCTAATAGCTGAAGCCTACATTGATGGTAAAATCAAGGACGGCGATCATTTAGTAATCACATGTAAATCAAAAGACGAAAAATTAACAATTAGACCTAGGTAAAATCAAGGTGATGTCCATATAAATAACCAAAAATATCCATAATTAAATGGGAAAGTTTGGTAAGAATAGAATACCTAAATTCATGATGGGAGAGCCGATTCCAGAATCACACGATGGCAAAACAATGAATCCGACAATATTATCATTAAGCAATCACGGAGATGATCATGCCATGATCATAATAAAAACACATGACGGCCAAGAAGTTGAATTAAGATTTGACTATGATGGCGATGGAATGCTAACCGCTCAACACGGTGATCACGAATACTCAATTCCAGTTGAGGTTGAGATAGTGTCTGACATGGACGAATCTGCTCACATTTATGAGATTTCTAATGCAGTTAGGCGCAGAGCTTTCATGAAGGCTCGGGATATGGAAAACAGCCTTGATCCTGAAAAAGATGTGTTTAAACGTAATAAAGCAATGATGCAAGCTAAGGCGTTTCAACAGCATATTGATCCAGAAATCCAGAGAGAAGCTCAATCAATTGCAAAACTGCTAGGTGACGATGTTCGAGCTGAACTTAAAAAAGCCAACATGATATCAACTGGTGCACAAGATACTCAAGCAATTAGTATAATGTTTCACCAAGGCGGTAAGAACTTAGCTGGACTAATGGTATACTCAACTGGCAAAGTCGAGATGACGGTTGGAAGTTTCCCAGATAATGTTCAGCGCCGATTGGTTCGATTCATAGATAAAGTCAAAGAGGTTGAACTTAGTACGCCAGATGCAGATCAAATGTCTGAGAAATTAACAAAAGGCCAACCGAAACTAGGCAAGAATCGAAATGGCAAGCCTGATTATCTAGATTTTGATCAAGATGGAGATAAAAAGGAACCCATGAAAAAAGCTCTGCAGGACAAGAAACACGGCAAGGCTGCAAAAACATTTGAAAGCTTTGTAACCGAATGCTGGAATCCAATGGAAGAAGGTTACAGTTCAGTAATGTCAGAAGAGGCAAAACAGGCCATTAAGAAAGTTTGCGAAGATCTCCTGATCAAAGAGGCTCAAATGTGCGACGAAGACATGGACCCAATGCATACTTACGAGACCTACTTAAATGAATGCGGTTCTTACATGACCGAGTGCATGATGGAATCTGCTGCAAACCTAAAGGTTAATGAATCTACTGCATACTCTTGCGATACTTGCGGAGAACGTGCAGAACATGAAGAAATCAAAGAGAATCCTAGAATGAGATGCTCTTACTGTGGAGACAGTAACTGGAGCCCAGAACACTAATATTGACACTTAATTAAGTGAATGAGCCCGATTCGTCGGGCTTTTTTATTTTGGCTAGACCCGAATAAATAATCCTATGAAAGAACACGCTACAAATATGGCAAGCAGCACAGGTACTGTACCGGCAGCGGCTTTCACCCAAAGTAATGATCCGAATATTCAGCCGTCTCCGATTAATATTCACATGGGTGGAATTCCGAATCACTGGTTATCGACCCAGCCAATTTCAAGAAGGGACATGAAAATGAATAATACTCCTGGGATTGGAGCGAACCCAAAGACCTCTAAGATACTAACATTCAACGAATTCGTGGATGGAATATTTGAACCAGGTCCAAGCAGTGATAAATAATAAAAATTGACAATACTATGAGTAATAAACTTTTAAACTTCGATTCATTCGTAAAAGGTCCTAAACTAGGAGATCCTAAAACTGCACTTGGTGCTAAAGCGGCCGCTCCAGTAAAAAAGGAGAAATCAATTGATCAGGTAAAACGCGCGAGCCTATCTACTGGAATAAAGTCAACTGAGCCAGATTACACCAAGACTAAGAGCACTCCAATCCAGGAAGCGGCAACTGACACCCAAGCTGAGATTGATGCAATCAATGCAACTCGCGAACTTAGGAAAGAGCTTGCAACTGCAGATACTGACGACAAACGTCTTTCGATCTTAAACCGAATCAAACTGGTGCAAACTCAAATAGAGCAAAAGAATAAGGCTAGTAAACCTATCTAAAAATACACAGGTCAAATGACTTTAGACGAACTAGTACTCGACATACAAGAGGAATTAACATTTGCGAAAGCCTTACCGTATTCTATTCCTGAAAGGGAGATACAGCGTATCATCACTAATGCTGAGAGATATTTTCACGATAATTGGAGACATGCGGTTGAGGCCAGGTACCTGATGATTCCAAGCGCTGTGTTTAAACACCCTCAGTTTAAGAAGGAGAGAACGATTCAGCTACCGGATTGCGTTGCATTCGTGCATGAAGTAAAAGAGGCAAAGGGCACAAGCTCAATGTTTGGAACAATGGATGCGGATTTCGCGGACAATAAGTTCATTGGCTCAGAAGTATTCTTATCTCCGTTCATTGGTGAATCTATCATGTACAGAACAGTAATATTTTCATTCTTGGATCTGGTCAAAGGATTCACGATTGATACGTTAGCCTATGACTACAACAAGAACTCAAGAAAACTAATGATTTTAGGTAGAACTCCAGCCGCTAATGCGGTAGTGTTACAAATTGCAAAAAAGGTTCCATCTGATGATCTTTACAATGATGAGCTATTTCAAAGATATGTGAGAGCTAAGGCAAAGTTAAGACTTGGAGATTTATTGACGACATTTGACTACAATTTACCAGGTGGAATCAAGCCTAACTACACGAATCTTGTGACTAAGGCTGAAAATGAGCTTAATCAGGTACTTGAAATGATGAAAGGCGAAAATACAGCGGACTTTTTGTTCTTCGCTAGATGGTAATTAATATATGCTAACGACTCAACCAATAGGAAAAGACTTTTACTTTAGATCTCCCGGAGATCCTAACTACACGGCTGACACATTTGAATCTAACGATTCCCTAGAGAACGCGGTTCAACAGGTCAGAATGGTGTTGCTGACTAGAGCCGGCGAAGTGCTTGGTGAAGATATTGGATTCAACGCTGAAAAGTATCTCTTTGAGTTTGAATTTGCTGACTTAACTGAAATAGAGTCAGATGCGAATGCTCAAATTGCTGAATTCGTGCTATTGTCAAAACCTTATAACATTGACGCTCGAGTATTCACACTCGACGATATCGCAGATCCCTATAAAGTTGGACTTGGTCTTGACATTAAGATTAATGGCACGTCTGCATTCGCTACGCTATTTGACCTTTAATCCAGGCTTCTAAATCAGTAGTAGCGGTCCAACCTAAAACTGCATTAGATTGACTTACATCAGCCAAACTAATTTTAGGTTCCAATCTAAATCCAATATTTTCTCGACGATTTGAGATCATGTCTGCAATTTGATTGACTGACCATGTTTTACCTGAACCTATATTGATAATGTCAAATCTTCGATTATGATTCATTGCCTTTAAATTTGCAAGAGCAACGTCTTTAACGTAAATAAAATCTCTTTGCTGAAGTCCGTCGTTTGTGATCGTTAACGGTTTTTCGTTTCTAAACTGTTCCAAAAAGATTGGAATCACCGAGCGATAAGAGCTCTTGGGATTGGTTCTTTCACCAAAAACATTAAAGTATCTTAGGCAAGTAACAGTAACGCCAGTTGTTTCTGAATAATACTTTGCATAGGTTTCACCAACCAATTTAGATAGAGCATAGGCCGAGATTGGGTCAGGCGATTGAGTCTCAGCAGTAGGAAAGGTTGCAGTATTTCCGTAGACCGCGCTAGTTGAACTAAATACAAGCTTTTTTACACCTGCGATTCTACAGGCTTCAAGAACGTTTGCGGTACCGACGACATTAACTTTAGTGTAACGGTCAGGGTGATCTAATGACTCCTGGACAGAGGTCAATGCGGCTAAATGAAATACACATTCAGATCCTTTTATCATCGCAGCGATCCTCTTGGGATCCTCAGTAATATCATAATCTCTAATATCAATCCCAGTTGATGGCAAATTAGACCGTTTACCGGTTGAAAAATTATCAATGACGACTGGAAAGAAGTCGTTCTCTATTAATAGTTCTACTAAGTGAGACCCTATGAATCCGGCCCCACCGATTACTGTTACTTTTCTTAGCATTTATAAAGTATTAAAGGTTAATTATAATTGGCCCTTAGCTCCTACTTCTGATGAAGTTTCTCCAGAAGGAGCAGTCTCTGCTGCTGGCGGAGTAGCCGCACCTCCAGCTGAAGAACCTGCGGCTCCTCCGCCACCTGCTGCCGCAGCAGCTTCACCATCAGCCGTCGCTTGATAGCTCTTGTTCTTAGCAATATCTTCATCACTAAGCTTTAAGTATTCCTTAATCAAGTATTCGGTTGAGAAGTAAGGTTTGTTTTCATCGTTGACTACCGCTTTCATTGCATTAAGAGTCGCAAGACGCTTGTTAAGTAGCTCTTGAGTCTTGATTTCTTCAAATACATTATCATCATGCCATGTTAAACCAACGGCGTTCGCGAATCGATGATCGGACTTGAGGTCCTTCACGTCCAAGCACATTTGCAAGTAAAGCGGCTTAGTCATAAGCTCTTTAAATGCTGAACGTAGCCGTTTAATAAATTTATTGTATCGGATTTCCTCTCTTGAGATTCCTTCAGCATTCATTGTGTAAGATCCTTGATTTTCAGACCATCGAGAATACGGCAATTTAGAATCAAGTTTCAATTTATCTTGGAAGTACTTTAAGAGCTCAGACCCTGATAAGTTTGGTCCAGGATATTCAAGTGCATCAATCTCGATTGATTCACCACGATCGTTTTTAGGCAAAACGTAGTTCTTATAGAATAGGATATTTGGCTTACCGTCCACCATTAATTCTCCAGAATTTCCGTCAAACGAAATGTCTTCCTTTAGAGTGTTTGTGAATTCACGAACATCTTCCTTTGCCTTTTGCATTGACTTGGTTCCAACTGGAACAGTTGTCTTTAAACGAATTGGCGCATTCATTGTATGCCAAATGACTTTAGAATGCTCAATTAAACGCAATAGATTGAATGAACGAATCAGCCGCTCAACAAAACTAACACGTTTTGTTCTAAATTCGTTTGAGTACGAGATGTAAATGATCTGTGAATCAGTCAAGGTACGATTCATTCGATTGATTGGGTCACGTTGAGACCATTGTAGGTAAATACGACCGCTTGAGTCCTTTTTGACTTCTGGGTAAAGAGTGGATGGATCCAATTCTTTGAAACCAATAATATCCTTGGGGTTGGTCAAGTTATCGTAAATGATTTCAAAAGCCAAGTGACCTTCGATTAGCCATTGATAAAAGTACTGCCATGCAGAAATACCGCGATCGAATCCCCATGCATTATAGATCTTTTCAAAATTCTCTTGATACTTGTCCAAGATCTTTTGTTGGTAATTCAATCTCTCGTCCTTGTTCTTTCCGCGATAGTTGATTTCCCCAACCAGATCGTTTGGATAACACCATCGATTATCTTGGTCGAATACGATTGCATCGTCCGCGATTGTTTCAATAATGAATTCAATCTCACCGTTTGATGCAAGATCGCGAAGACGTTCTCTTTTTTGAACGTAGTCCAATTGAAAGAATGCAATTGACTTGTTTTTGAGTGAAGACGTAGTGTCCGATAGAGCAAGAGTTGCTTTCATTAGGTCGTCGCCTAGTGCATTGTTGAATCCCGTTAGCTGGCCCTCAATGTAACCGATTGCTTGGGAATTCTTAACGAGTAGATCATCGTACTTCATACCGAATCTGCTGAGAGCGGTTAAACCTGATCTAAGTCCTCTTACTGGGTTACTATCTAAAAATCCTGCCATTTATTTATGTTATATTATTTCAAAAAGTCTGAAATTTGTGACCTTGTTGCAATAGATCCATCACGAGAGTAGTTAACTTCTCCGATTTTTGGCACGGTTGGCCAATCTATTAACCGCAAGTATCGCATTTCTTCTCTGTTATATTTATCAACCAGGAACTCAAATTTAATACCTGAATATGGGCTGATGTTCATTATGAAGTCTTTATTCACCGAGCCAAAGGGATTCATTTCTGGCTGTCTGATTCTTTTTTGATATTCTATGAACTCTCCCTTATCATCAGTTAAGTTAGACAGTACGGGTAGAATTTGATTTAGGTAGGTCTGGATGAACTTTCGTCTTAATTGCGGTGGCATTACTTTGAGGTTCAAGCCGAATTGGATTGGCCCACTGTGCCCTAACGAAATGAATATTGGATAGTTATCAACATACGGTTTAGCCCCTTTACTCTGACCTGAGGTGTAATCATCTAGGCTCGGCAATCCGTCATTTCCCTTAACAGTTTTCGCAACAAACGTATAGACGTGGCCGGGAATCAAGATTGGAACCTGTATGGATTCTTCAACGAATCTGTAATTTGGACCAGCCTGAGTAAAATTCTCGACCTTGCCAGTTTCAATGTATTCTTTTATTTGTCGTATTGCCATTACTATCTTTTATATCGATTTGAACAGAAAGTTTTCGGTAATTATTCCGAATTTTAAACCTCTGACTGAAGCGAATTCTTTTGCTGCTTCGAATTTAGCCTGGTTGACGATGTACTGCTTTGCTGCATACACATAACTTGCAGTTTGTTTATCAGTCATTCTAGCTGGGGCAGTTGGTGGTTTGGTGTATTTGTCAGGCTTGACCTCAATTAACCATGACTGTTCTCTACCGTCGTTATCCTTTGTAACCACATAAAAATCAATGTAGTAGGTGTGGCCTCTCTTGTCTAATGGGCTGTAGTAAGGAATTCCAACGGGTTCACTGGAGTACTTAGTTACGGTTGGGCTGTGATCGCACCATTTAAGAAACTTAAATTCCCAACTTGATCTAAATATGATTTGAGTTGGATCCCCGACGTATTTTTCAGGAAAGGCTGGTTTAAAATAGCCCTGTCTGATTTTTCCAGCTCGGGGTTTTAAGAAGGTCTTGATGCTCTTTTGCTCTTTAGGTTTCATATAGTTATTTATAGGTACGCCATGTCAAACACGGTTTCGCTAAAATAGCTATTGATCCATTGATTAAAATCACGCGGACTGTACTCAGAGTCCTTGGAATGAATGAAGGAATACATATCATTGATGTCCTTGATTCGTTGAAGCTCTTTCATCTCTTCGGTTGAAGAATATTTCTTTTTTAGAAAATCGATTGCCTTGTTCCACAGAAAAACCGAGTAACCTTGCTTGATGAAGTTCATCATCTGCGTCTTACCTGCTTTATCTCGATCAAATACAACTCGAGTTGCGCCCTTTGCTCCTAAATTAGCAAGAATGCTACGTGCCTTTGATGCGCCTGACGTTGCAATACAATTCTCAAGTAACAGCGAATCAAATTGACCCTCAGTCATTAGAATTGGCTTGGTGAAATCTACATTCAAGATATTAAAGTAATTATTCAAGAAGTTAGCATCCTCAACGAGGTCCTTATTCAATCCACGTTGAGCAAAAATAATTGAGAGATCGGTGTATGACTTAATGATGTACTTTCGATCAGAGTTTGGATCTAGACTGCGAATTGCAAATCCAAGCAGCCTACCTGATCTGCGATCAAAATTAAATATGTAGACTTTATTATCGCTTGCATCAGTGTAGAGGCAGTCTCCGAAATCCTCGATTCGGTTAAGATCTCTGGACTTGATGTATTGAAATGCGGTAGATGTTTCCGGAACAAGATCAAGTCGCTTTAATGAGAATCGGTTAATGATATCGGTGATGGTCACAAGCTGACTTGTATCAGAGGTTAAGAATCGCAAAAGCTGGTTCTCAACCCTTTTTACTTTTACAGGTTGATAATCTCCGTCCAGTAAGAAGCTTGGTAACATGATGCCATGCTCCTTACTCATTCTGGCAATGAACTCACCGATTGGCAAGTACGCCATACATCCGTCATTGAAACACTTGTAGGCACCAGTGTCTAAATACAAGTTGCCACGTTTCTTGGAGACCTTTTTATCAGAGTCTCCACAGATTGGACACGCAAAATTTAGCTTACGCGAACTGTGCTCTTCAATCTTTTGCTTTTCAGGCACATCATGAAATCTCTTACGCAAGAGAATTTCCAAGAAGGCTGATATTTCCTCAATTTTCATCAGTTACTTTTATCTTCTTTTCAGCCTTTGGTTTTATTGCACTCTTATAGGCTTTATCAAGATCATATCCCATTTTGTAATAGTCCTTGCCCTGTTTTATGGCCTTTTCGTACTTGTCAGTTTGTAGCCATGAACCTCCAGTCGGCGAATTAATTATTTCAGTCCAACCGTTTTCTCTTAGGTAATCCTGCATCGTTTCAACCGGAATCGCAAATGGATTGGATACTTCAATTCCTAATTTCTTTGCAACTCGATCTCTGTACTTAGTAAGTTCGTGTTTAGGCACAATCACAGTATTCAGACCAAATTTTGAAATGGATGAAATGTAGGTTGAGAAAAGATCTGGAGGAATCTGTCGATCAGGGTCACCTATGAAGTGTTGACAGCTTTCCGGAATTTCAGAGTAGTCTAGAGTAACTGAACTAACTGCATACAATGGAAATGTTTCTTCCGGTGTGAACTCCTTGCTGCGGCTTCTTGATTTAATTACATCGACCTTGCGAGCAAGTTGAGGAGTCAATTCAGAATAACCCATTGCAACTAATAGTTTATTAATAGGCTCAACGAGTAATCTAAAGAATTGCTGGTCTCTATCCATCGGCACCGCAAACTCTTCAGGAAAAGCTCCAGGAGCATAGGCAAAAATATCAAAATTATGTTCGTTAGTAGCAGCATAGTAGAATTTAATCTTTGAACCGCTACGAATGAGATTGTACTTTTGGTTATTGGTCTTTTTGATTAGGTGATTGTGGTAAGCTGCGGCTCTGCCGTAAATTGGCATTCCTGTTTCAAGCTGAAGCGGATTTAATTTCTTAACGTAATCTTCGTAAACTCTAACTGAAAAGTTAAAGGCAATCTCATCGATCGTAAGTTGATTGCACTCTTCTTTAAGAGCGGCGAGCCGAGGAATTAGGTCTCTTTCAAGGTCTAGGCTGTAACCCAAGTCTAGGAGTTCCCAATAGAGATCCTGTAAATGCTTACGTGCCCAAATCGGATATGATGCCTGAATTGCTTCAAGGCCCTTAATGATTAGTGATTCCTTGTCTAGGAGTCTTTCATGCTTATTATCTTTGTATGAAACTTTTAGCACGTATTTTTTCTTTGCAAGCCAGATTCCAGCACGGGATAGATTCTCAAGCTCAAAGTTCTGACGATTATCCGTGTTGAAATGAGATGCATACTTTTCAAAAGCCTGTTCAAAGTAATTCTTTAATCGATTACGATTGATTCCCAAGCAAAATTCAAGAGCTTCATGCTCAGATAATTCTAAACCTTCGACCGACCGTATTGCAAAGTCAAAACACACGTAAACCGAGTCAGTATCGGTGTAGACTGCAGCTTCTCTCTCAATCTGATTGACCTGCATACCTGATATTCCAAGCTTTTCATGAAGCTCTGTGTCTAAATGCCACTTACTCGTGAAATAGTGGTTAACCGCCTTGATTGAGAACTTGATTAGATCTTGGCCTTGCAAAGTGATTGACTGTGCAATATCATTGTTATGGAAATAAAAATATCGATTGCCGAAGGCTCCATAAAATGAGTTAATCAAGATCTTTATTGCATTCTGCTTTAGATCGAGTGATTTGATTTGTTGTTCAAGTTGTTTTGACATATATGTGTTGTACTTTAAATACCCAATTTGGTTTAATTTACCAAATAAATAACCTAAAAGCATTTACCTGGTGAGAGAAATCACTACTGACAGAACCAAGATTAACCGAGCATTTCCATTCATGAAGAATTTTCCATTTGGAAATGAATTCTCGATGGAGGTGGCAGAGGCGCAGGTCATGGCAATGATGTTCGACGAAGAATTTTCAACTGCCAGCCGGTCCAACCCAAGTTTAATAAACTTTACGAATACTGGATCACCATCAAAAATGGTGATCTCAATGTATCCTGGTGAACTTGAATGGATAGGCGATGTTGCGGACTCAGTTAAGAATCTAGACAAGATTGCAAAACGAATAGACAAAGGATTAAAGGCCAAGGACATTTTTCTTAAACGAGATATAGTAATGGAGTCAGATTTATGGCTTAATGGAATCAAGGATAGATCAGCGACCCTAAGCAAGGAAACCTTTAATGATGTTATACAATCGTTATTGGGAGGAAAACCACTAGATGAAGCGGTCTCTGTGATAAATTCAGTAAATAAGCTCTACACAAAAAAGGGAGTAGTTAAGATTTCGAAAGAAAACTTAAATGTAATATTCACATACTTTCATTTCAGGCTTGTTTATGCTAAATTAATACTTGGCATTGTAATTGCCTCAAAAATATCTCTGTAAATGGAAAAAATTGACCAGTTTCTTGAGTATCTGTACATGATTGAAGAAACCACAACTGAACTAACTACTGTTCAAGTTCAAAAACTCGAGGTTATTAAGGATAGAGTAGCTGATATAGTCAAAAGAGTTGAGACCTACTCAGCGGCATTAGGTCATTGTATCACTGAGCCCCAACCTGCAGTTATGGCTAACCGTTTGGAATTAGCAATTTACGAAAATCAGGTGCATAGCTTTTCGGAGTTTAACGAGATAAACGAAAAGATCGTTAAGCACGGAGATAAATGGGAAGTAAAGAATAAAAAGGGAACTCAAGTATTGGGAACTCACACGAGTCGTAAAAAGGCAGTAAAGCAATTACAGGCGATTGAAATAAGTAAAGCAAAGAATGCTAGACAATAGAGTATTTACATTTTCACAATTCATATTGGAAAGAGCGGATCGAGATCTTGGGTCCTACTACTTAACCAAGCTATCTCGAATACAGGACACTGAAGTCATTGATAAATTACAAGAGCTATCGAACGCTTTGAATGAGTTAGAGAACTTGTACTGGTACGCCCGCGAGGGAGGCAGAGCTCATTACGCGCTAAACATGAAAATTCGTGAATATCCGGAACTAGAGAAATGGGCAGAGGCAAAGGGCGAAGAAGACCTAGAGGAGGTTAATGATGAAATGATGTATGATGACTGGTATAGGTACATGGAAGATACTTTTGAAATGCATGCCGAAGACTATAAAGAATCATTCTCATGGATAAAGGATGTTGGCGCAGGGGGCAGGAGCGGAGGATGGTTGTTAATCTATCCAGAAGCGACTCATGATGATATTGAAAACGACGCATTTAATAACATAGAAGACTATTTGGACTATGATGAGTCTGCTCTTGAGCTAGTTAAAGACTTGATAAACTACCCAGATGAGACTAACCGGCTTGCTGAACTAGGCTTGATTGATGCTGACGACACTGATGATGCAAAAAAGGCAATGAAATGGAGACAGCTTTTACTAGCGTGGATCGATAGAAAACTCGTAGAACTTGCTGAAGTTAAGGAAGACCTGGCAATGATAACTCGTGAAATTGAAAACTTTAGAAAAAACTCAGAAACTTATTTTTACGAGTGGGTTAGAGAAACTTATATATAAATAAGATAAAATAAAACAACGATAAATGAAACATGTTAGACTATTCGAAGAATTTACAGCTGAAAACCAGCTAGAATTCGATTTTGATAGCAAGCCTAAAGAAAATCGTGAATTTAGCCCGGAAGAAAAGGATCAGTTAATATCACTTGGTCTGATGTCTAAAACATTCAGATTCGAGTCACCAATATTCATTAGATTGGACTATCAAAGCTGGTTTGAGAGCGCTTCACAATACGGAGTTGATGAATTCGTGAGCCAGGCTCAGGATCTTGGCTTTGATTTTAGTTACGATTATAAGCAATACCAAAATGAAGAAATTGATGAGGATGAATTCTTTGAGGCAGCCGAAGACGAAATTAGGGGAGCAAGCGATTTCAACGAGCCGTTATCTTACCAAGGAGTCGTTGAGGCTCGTGATTTTGAAGATGATCTAGTTAATGACTTTAACGAATCTACCCTTGAAGAATATTCAGATGTTCCAGGAGTTGAAACAATTAGAGCAAAAGGAGTAACTAGGGAAGGTAATTTTGTCGTTGAAGTGGTTGCACCGAATAATCTTGACATTGAGGCAATGAAAGCAGAATTAGCAGGCCAATATGCTGACGGTTGGGGAGAGAGCTATGAACAACGGGAACATGAGGTAGACGACGTAAACTATTACGTTCATACCTGGAGAGATAGAGGCTTTGAAATAAAGTTGGTTAACCCTTAAGCTTGCTTAGATCGTAATTGTGCTTTGACACAATGAATTTTTCCTTAAGATAAATTGCTTCGCGGACCTTTCCGTGTTTCACGATGTATCCGTCAAGATCATCAATTAGATCGTACACCGTAACTTCATGCTTTCCAGCAAGCTTACGCATTCCACGACCAATCGATTGGCGTATTGTTACTTCAGACTTGTAACTCTCTGCGAATATAATATTATTGACCTTTTTGAGGTCGATTCCAGTCGAAAAGGTTCCGTAACTTGCAACAATAACTGCGCCATCTTCGCGTTCCATTGCCTCCTTGTAGTCAGCACGATCGTCTCCATCCACTCCACCGTCGATATAGTAAGCACGATCGTTCCATTCCCTGATTTTATCGCAAATACGTTGGCCGTACTGGTCCTTAACGTTAATGAATAGGATTAGCGTATTTCCTCCAAGTTTCTTAACGAATTGAGAAATGAATTGAATTCTAGGCTCGTAACCCACGATGAAAGCCCTTTCAGAATCAAATAGCTGTTTTCCAGCTTGACCTGATTCTCTCAAGGCTTTGTATTGATTAACGAACGGTTCGCTATCCGGATATTGTAGGCTGATCATTTTAATATAGACATTAGGCGAGTGTTGCTGATCAATTAAAAAGCTTGATTTTAAGGTCATGCTTAGCGGCCCCAAGTACTCTTGGATCTTAAAGAAATCTGAATATTGTTCTTCGATCTGAATGGTACCTGACAGGCCCAATTTGTACTCAACATTAGTAGATGAAAGTAGAATGTTCTTGATTGACTCGCCTCTGCTCGTGTGACATTCATCGATACATAGCACTGAGAACTTCTTAAAGAATTCAGCATCCTTGTTCTTTAAACTTTGATAGGTCGATATGATTAGGTCAGCCTCATCGAATTTCTGGTCAGAATACTTATTTGTTCCGCCAACTGAAAGTACTGTGTAATTAATTAAACCGGTAGCATAATCCTTTTCAAATTTTTCAGCAGTCTGGCCGACTAACGAAATGTTTGGCACCACGATCAAGGCTTTCTTATCGGTCGTAATGATGCCCTTACGTTTTAGGAATGAGAGGTAAATGTAGAGAATCAAGGTTTTACCGGCAGATGTTGCAAGTTCCTGAGAACAGAACTTGTACTTTAGAGCACGGTGAGCTGCTTCTAATTGATAGTCTCGCATATCGATGCCGGTTCCATCAAGCAGAACTGATGCGAATTTATCGAGCTGTTCCTTGGTGAATTTAAGGTTGAGTAGATCGTCAAGACCCTCAATGTTGATCTCATAATCGTACTTTTTGCCGAAGTTAATGACCTCTTTCCATAAACCAACTCCAATTCTTAGTTCAGGATCAATGAATTTATCGAATCCATCCCAAAGTTTTCGTTTGTAAAGT